GGCCCGCAAGTTCCATGCCCGCCGTTCACTGGTTCCGACAACCACGCATTCCCGCCCTGATCCTCAGGTTCGGGCTGCGACAGACGACCCCCTGGTCGAGCATGTGTTGGGGGAGCGGGAGCCTGCTGGCCCGAAGGTCAAGAAGTCCGAGATTGTCGAGGGTCAGGCATGAGTCGCATTGTCGAGTGGCAGCACGAAATGGATCTGCACCCGCCCGCTTCGGCGGCGGTGGCTGAGAACATGGATTCGGTGAGGGCAGCGGTGACAGAGCTGGGTCACAAGATCATTGGATCCACGCCCCCTGGCCGTGAGCAGTCTTTGGCGCTGACCAATCTGCGACAGGCGGGCATGTGGGCAATCGGCGCTATTGCTTGTGGTGAGGACAACACTGGTGAATGATCGTTCCCACAGAAAGCTGGATTTGGAGACGCACGAACTTCCGTTGAAGGACCTGCAAACCTTGTTCATCGAATGGCTGTTGGGTGACCATCCGCCTGATGAAACCCAAGCGGATTTTGCGGCCCGCTGGGACCTGCATCCTGGAACACTTTCCAAGTGGAAGAAGGATGAGGTTTTTTGCCGTAACTGGGAAAGGCGTATGCGTGAAACGCACGCTTCCCCCGATAAGCAAAACGATCTGCTTGAAGCCTTGTTTGTGAAAGCAATGGTTCACGCAGACTCGAAGGATATTGAAACCTACTTCAAGCTGATTGACAAGATGACTCCGTCAAAGGTTGAGATTGACGATAAGCGTTCGCTTGCTAGCTTGTCGGATGCGGAACTGGCCGAAATGGTCGAGGACCTGGACAACGTCGAGTTTCTTCAAGGTTAGTAATGAGCGGTGAACTGAATCCGCTTGATGTGGCGCGTGAGCTTCGGTTTCGTCGGGCAAAAAAGGACGTGTTCTTTTTCGCCGAGAAACTGTGGACGATCCAGCATCCTGAAAAGGGGCGTATCCCGTTTAATATGCGGGATCCGCAGATCAACACTATGGATGCCTTCCTGACTGAACGGAAGGTCATTATTTTGAAGGCCCGTCAGATCGGGTTTTCAACCTTGGTGGCGACCTACTGTTTCTGGCTCGCGTATTTTCACGATGACGTGCAGATTGTCATGTTGTCGAAGGGGGAGCGTGAAGCGAAGGAACTGCTTGACAAGGTCAAGTACGGTTTCAGGGCGATGCCGCAATGGTTGAAGGACCGTGGCCCCAAGAATACTAACGGCAAAGTTGATGATCTTGGCACCCAGTCTGTAATCGAGTTTGACAATAATTCTTCGATCGAATCATTGCCGTCTCGTTCGTCTCCTGCCCGTGGCCGTTCCGTGACCTTGGTTGTTGTGGACGAGTGGGCGTTCCTAGAAAACCCTGCGGATGCTTGGGCGTCGATCGAACCGATTGCTGATATTGGCGGTCAGGTTATTGGGTTGTCGACCGCAAACGGTGCAGGCACCTTCTATCATCAGATGTGGACGAAGGCGACTACAGGCTCGTCCGAGTTCCATCCGATCTTCTACCCGTGGAATGCTGTTCCTGAACGCAACGATGATTGGTACGAGTCGAAGAAGAACAGCCTGCTGCCCTGGCAGCTGGCACAGGAGTATCCGTCTGACCCTGAGGAAGCGTTCATCAGGTCAGGTAACCCTGTATTCGATATTGATGTGTTGCGTGCCATGCCTCGTCGGGATCCTGTGTGCGGCGAGTTGCGGCCCACATCAGAGTCAACAGCCGAGTTTGTGTTGAAGCCGAACGGGAACTTGCAGGTTTGGGAGTATCCCGTGACCGCGGCGAACAGTGAGTCTCCGCACACGTATTGTATTGGTGCGGATGTTGCTGAGGGTTTGGAGCACGGCGACTATTCGGTTGCTTGGGTGATTGATGCGAAGACTGGTCAGGCTGTGGCGAAGTGGCGGGGGCATGTGCCACCCGACATTTTCGGTTCAAAGATCCTGAAGGAACTGGGCTACTTCTACAATGTTGCCTTGGTTGGTCCCGAGGTGAACAACCATGGGTTCTCAACTTGTGTAAATCTGCGGGACGAATCGTATCCGCACATTTACTATCGGCATTCGTATGATGAGCGTACGAATAAGCGTGGCCGCAAGTTGGGTTGGCGTACCCAGTCGAATACGAAGCCGTTGATGATCGATGAGCTACAGAAGGCGCTTCGTGAAGAACTGGTTTTGGAGGATCCCGAAACGTTCGCTGAACTGATGACGTTTGTTCGGGCGCCTGACGGGAAGATGCATGGTTCCCCACACGATGATCAGGTGATTGCTTTAGCAATCGCAAACCAGATGCGAAAGCATGTTTTCAATCCCGAGTATGTGCGTCCGCAGGATACGGCTGGGACTGTTCAGTCGTTGATCGATGGGCTGATCGACGGTGGGGCCTCGGCTCCCCGTCAACTAGCAGGCCGACACAATGTGAGGCATCGAGGTTCGCCGCTCGCTCGGTGAAGCCTTGTCCACGGGACAGTCCTGGCCTAAGAGCGTATGGCCCCCTTTGCTACCTGGCTTCCCGACGTGCTCCGTGACGCGGGTGTTGACGTGTATGTCATGCCTGGCGCCGAGACGCGTGGCAGTCGTGGTCGAGGATTCGATTTGGATGCGATCATTTGGCATCACACGGCTACTGGCCTCAACTGGCAGGACGGCCATGTGGCTTTCCTGCTTCGTGACGGACGGGCCGACCTGTCAGGCCCACTCTCACAGGTCGGAATTGAACGTGACGGAACATGGGTGATTGTTGCCCTGGGAAGGGCAAATCACAACGGCTACGGCCTGCACGGCAACAGTGCCCTTGGCCTAGAGTTTTACAATTCGGGTGTTGGTGAATCGTGGCCTATGGCTCAGGTTGAGTCGGGGGTTCGTGGCACCGCCGCTGTCCGTAACCATGTGGGCATGGTTCCTGTGCTTGGGCATAAGGAGTCGGATCCTGGCCGCAAGGTTGATCCGTTCGGTTTGAACATGAACACGATCCGTCAACGGATCATTGAGCCTACTGAAACCGCCGACATCGTAGAGGATAATGAAATGTTTGTTGAACTGATCCGAATGGGTTACCGCCGCAGTCGTGGCGCCGACTATGAGCCGAGTACTGATCCGAAGGATCCTGGTGGTTGGACGGGCTGGATGATTCGTCTGGCATTCGCTGATACGCCTGCTGCCCGCCGTGATGTTGTTGCTTTGCAGGGTCGCGCGATTGACCGTGAGATCGAATCCAGGAAGTAACGGGACGCAGGCGCCTACACGGTGATGGGACATCACGACGGCATCCACTCACTGTGCGATCCCGACACCTGCTTCGCAGCCAAAATGCGGTACTGGCGTGAAAGCGGACGTGCCCCACTCAAGTTCACCTACGGCCAAGCCAACTTTTCTGGCCCCACGATTCGTGAACGGCAAGACAAGATTGTTGCCGACGCGGCAGCCGAAGGCCGAACAGTTCGACAAGTGAACCCGAGGTACGACCGATAATGGGCCGAAAGCATCGCCCCACACGGCAACTGTCAAAGGCTGATCGTCTCGCACGCTACCGAGGGCGCATCGAATCCGCCAAAGGCTTCCGTCAGCACGAACAGTACGACGACCTTTGGCGACGCCTCAACGACTTGTACCGAGGTAAGCAGATTCCGCCTGGCCTCGGAGATGACGACGCGTTCGTCGTCAACGTGGCCTTCTCGACCATCAACATTATTGGTCCAAGTATTGCCATCAACTATCCGCATTCGACAGTCACACCGCTCGGCCCTGAACAGGACGATCAGGCTGTTATTGCTGAGGCGGTCATCAACTATTGGTGGCGCAAGCACAAGGTTTTGGCCCCGTTCCAGGCTGGTGTCAAAGATTTCCTGATCTACGGTTTCGGCTGGATCAAGGAAGGCTGGAAGTTTGTTGAGGAAGCAGAAGAAAACCTTGACCGCAAGGCAGCCGAATACGAGTCGCAGCGCAGCCAGGCAGACGAGTTTGCTGCCGCCAACCCTGAACTTGCCGCTGACCTGCCAAGCGACAACGATATTCTTGACACTCTAGACGATGAGGGTCGTTGGGATTGGAAGATCGTGGAGGACGCCCCGTTCGTGGAACGAGTGTCCCCGCACGACGTGTTCGTAGATCCCGAAGCAACCTCGATGCAGGATTTGCGTTGGATCGCCCAGCGCACCATGAAAACCCTTGACGAGTTGGAAGCCACCGACGGCTACAAGAAGTCTTCAATCAAAAATCTGGAACCAGACTCGTCCCTGCCCGACGACTGGTTCACTGCGAAGAACCGTTGGTCAAAAGAACATGACCACGATGATGTGGGCCGCTACACCTGCTGGGAATTCTACGACCTGGTCACAGGCGAAAT